AAATCAGATTAACTATATGATTAAAACTAATCATACCTTTTTTAATTAAAGCGCCACTTAGGCGTTTCATACTCATGGGGAAAAGCCGAATCGTACGTCGGAACTAGCCCCATGTTCATACTCATGGCTGCATTTGCCAGAGAGCAGACGGAGCTGGACAAAGGTTAAGGGTAATAGCTTAATTGATGTGGAGTCCTACAGGTTCGAATCCTGCCGTTTGCTTTGGGGGTTGTTCCCTTAGATTACGCGTAAAAGACTGGACACCGGGAAAGACTGGGATGTGGGTTCAAGTTTAGTCACGAGCGCCCACATTTTATAATCACAATGGAATACACAAAAGAAGAAATAAGAAAGGCAATATCAGACAGGTTTTTATATAGAAGCTTCTCTGAGAAATCTAAAGAATTGCTAGAGGAGGTATTTGTAGTAATTAATAATATTTTATAATCATGGAAGTTGGTAATATAAAGAGGATGAAGAGTGACAAAGAGTGTTTACCTTGGTATTGTGTAGAGTGTGGTAAAGAGTTTATGAATTCTATGGAATTATATCAACATCAACAAGAGACAGGACATAAATGAGAACTGAATTAGAAGAATGGTGTAGGTTGTTGGATGTTTATGAAAGTGTGTCTGATGCTGATAGGTATTTAGATCGATTTAAGAATAACCAAAGACGCTCTCTATTGTCATTTTTGCCAAAATCATACTCTTTTCCTTTGAATCCTTTATCTTCTCCCATCTATCATAAGACCAGACATCCTCTTTATCAATAACTATACTTTCATCGCTTACAAGCTCTCTTAAGAGCTCCTGTGCTGACTGTCTACGCGTACCCCACGATTTCGAACATTCAATAATAAGGATCTCTTTAATTGCTGGTAATTTGGCTTTAGAACAGGCCAAAACAGATCGCCTAATCGTTTCTAGTTTAATATCACGAGTTGCTGCCTCTTTACTCATCTTTTTTATACACACCCAATTTTATCAATAAATCAATCTGTTCTTTTAGATCCTTCGCGGTCTCAAAATGTAGTTTGAACCTATTACCAACAACTCCAAATTCATAAGTATTGGGTCTGTCCTTATACGTAATTGTACTTTCCATGTATATCTCACACATGAAGCCTTTATATATTTATGGGTTCTAAGAATTCATTCCCAATTCACACACACAAGCCACTTTCTCCTGCCTACTAATATAGCTAGCTAGCTAATAAGCCCTTTATTAATATAGCTACGACTAGGACACTGGATTAAAAGAGGGCGTTTTCTTCGGAGTGGTTGTTATTCCTCTTGGGGATTGGTCGTATGTGTGTGAGCAAACATACTGTGTGCGAAACATCAGCTTCGGTACTCGCCTGATCCTTCTTAGGGGGGTTTCGAATTGAGACATTTGTACATTCTCAATAACGCGGTTTTCTCGTTGATATGGTTAAGGTTAAATGGGGTTACCATCGCACTCCTCATTGTCATACCAACACATATTGTCTTATGTTGAACTCCTAAATACACACTCATTAATAAAGGTATTGGGGTCCCGCTGTTAAAAAGTGCGTATAATCCACAAGCCCTCACTTACCACAATGTATTAAAGCCTTGCTATCCTTAAAATCGCCGAGCGATTTTATCACGGCTAGCTGGCTTAGCTTGTGGTACGTTCGGGGCTAATTCTCCACAGGAAATGAAGGTTAACAGCGTGAACATTGACTTCCTATGGAAACCTCACCTAAGACGTATTCCGCACGTATTCCGCAGGTATTCCGCCTCCACTTCCTATGGAACAACCTATGTTTCCTATGGAGATAATGGCTTAGAATGGCTTGCTGGCCGACGTTCAGCGGAGCGGGGGGGGTTTGGGGGGGGCCCCCTCAGACAGATTTTAAAAATAGGTAAAGTATATAAAGTGTGAACTACACCTAGTTAGATGGGTGGTAAACTGGTTCTAACAGCAGAGGATAAAGCATGGGCTCTCAAGATTAAAGAGCGTGATGGTTTCAAGTGTATAGTCTGTGGCTCCACTCAATACCTTAACTCTCATCACCTGTTTCCTAGAGAACGAAAAGATACAAAATACGATTTACTAAATGGTGTGTGTCTGTGTGTTAAACACCATATGTTTTCACGTGTAATATCCGCCCACAACAATCCTATAGAATTTTTTCTTTGGTTAATGGACAATAGACCAGAACAATGGGACTTTATTACTAGACGGAGCACTCAATGAAGTTTGACAAATGGCAGTCAGAAGTTTTGAAGGCAAAAGGTAACCTCTGCATCCGTTCTGGCCGTCAGACTGGTAAATCCACAATTATCGCCGAGTTAGTGGACGATTACGCTTGTAATAATAAAGAAAAGGTTGTTATGGTCATCGCCTCCACAGAAAGACAAGCATACCTCCTCTTTGAAAAGATTTACGAGAATATACGTAAAAAACACTTCTCTTTACTAAAAAAAGGTAAGAAATACCAAACAAAGTCCAAATTAGAATTAAAAAACAAAACTAGGATCCTTTGCCTCCCATGTGGACTGGATGCGCGAGGAATTAGAGGATATACTGTTGATTTACTAATTGCAGACGAGGCCGCCTTTATCCCTAGACCTGTTTTCGACGCCTTAACTCCTTCGATTTCTACAAGAATAAAAGAAGGCGCGCGGATCATACTCCTCTCAACCCCCTTCGGAAGAGAGAATTATTTCTTTGATTGTTTCGGAAATGATACCTTTACCAAATTCCACGTCTCCTCAGAAGAAAATATAAGACAAGATAAGGATTTTCTAGATGCAGAGAAAAAGAGGATGAGTAAGATATCCTACGCCCAAGAGTATCTAGGGGAGTTTGCAGATTCACAGATGCAGTTCTTCAAAGATTCCCTAATCAAAACGTGTCAAACGTTACAGCGCGCACACGTCCCAGCGATAGATAAGAATGGTAATTATTACTTAGGTTCGGACATTGCGCGGATGGGTGACGATTCCTCCACTTTCCAAATTTTCCAAGAGATTGACGGAGAAATATTTCATCGTGATAATATCCAAACAACGAAAACCAAACTTAACGAGACGTACGACTTTATCGTACACCTAGACAAGACCTATGACTTCCAAAAGATTTTCATAGACAACGAGGGAATAGGAGTTGGGGTTTATGATTTCCTAATGGGTAACGACCAAACGAAATTTAAAACCTTAGGCGTCCTTAATTCCCTAGAACTTCCACAAACAAACGGCAGGAAGAAATACCAAAAGGAAGAACTTTACACTTTATTCCTTTCATTAATGAGACAGGGTTTAATTCATTTACTAGACGATGAGAATTTATTCTTCTCCCTAAGGGCAATAATCTTCGACTACACCACTGACCAATTAGGAAGAAGTCATTTAAAAATAGGCGCAAGTAGGCATACTGACACAGATATACCAGAAGGATTGATTAGAGCGGCGTTGGCCATAAAATACAAAGATTTAAATCCCACGATATACTCCATAAAAGTATAATGGCAGACGCAGGAACCCTCGCAACGACAGCACAAGTACTCCTAGCAATAGGTGAGAACGCTAGTGCTACACAAATTTTAGAAGCTAATACTAATATCTGGATTCTTTATGCGGAGTCTGACATGGAAAAGGCATTTGGAGATAACATAAGTTTAGTAGCAAACTACGCAAGTATAACCGCAGCAATGAAACAATGGTTAGCTTTAGTAGCATCTAATAGAGCCGCATTTTATGCAATCAACCAAGACCAAAACAACTGGGCTTTATCAACGACTCAAAGTAAACTAAACATAGTCGATACTATTTGGACAGGCTTCTTAAAAGATATAAACGAGCCTAACAATTCCATAGTAGACGACATGGGGTTATAATGCCACTAGACCCAAAATTTAACAAATTCACAACAGCGTCACCAGTAGTAGCTACCTATGATTTTAAAGACCTAGCAAGTGGTACAGGTTACGAGAATTTATGGGGAGCAGAAACAGACGGCGGGGATTATGTATTAATAGCTAACCAATTTAAAGCCTCAGTTAGAAAGGGCGGTGTAAAAGCTGGAGTAGATGCAAGTCCAACAACTATAACTTATGAACTAACTCCTTTTAATACCCCAAGAACAATAAACGGAACTTTAAACATCCTTTACAATTTTAGATTTAATGTCTCTGGCGGAACCACTTCGGTAACAGTAAACATCTATAAGAATGCTGATATTATAAGCACAGGTACAATCTATAACCAAGGGGACTCTTCAGATGATTATAGATTTATGGACACAGTAGAATTAACAAGAACTAATTATGCCAAAGGTGACGTGTTAAAAATCTCGCTTGTTTTTACAGCAACGGACCAAGTAGGGTTAGTCTGGATGCACAACCCTGCAGGAGAGGCTAGAACATTTGAAGGAGTAACATTCCCAGAAACATATTTAAAATTTGAGGTACCTTTTGATATTATACTATAATGGCAAATAATGACTTAAACAAAGCAACAACAACGAACTTCACAGACAACGTCCCAGACTTTATCATGGACGCCATGGCACTAGATACAGAGGGGAGCGCAGAGACAACATACTACTTCCAAAACGCAACAAAAGACTTAGGTTATTATGCCAACGACCCCATAGTATTCTCCGCAGCAAACGGTTTGGCAACATGGGCTTTTAAGCAGGGTTGGACTTCGGAGAATCCAAAAACGATAAAAGAGTTTGAACATTTTAGTGGTAGAGGTAACGATACTTTCGCTCAAATAATGTGGAACCATGAGGTAATAAAATTAGTTGTTGGGGACGCCTTCGCTGAAATAGTAAGAAAAGATAATATTATAATAAACCTAATCCCTATCAGTCCGGAGAGAGTTGGTATTGTTTCAGAGAGTGGAAGGATTAAGAGTTATAAAGTTTACAACGGAAAGAAATGGAAAACAATAGCTATAAGGAATATGTATCATACTTCTAATAAAAGAATAGGCGACCAAATTCATGGTACTTCACAAATAACAGCAATAAGAAACTCAATCGACGCAAGACAAGAGGCAGAAGCCGACGAGAGAATCATCAAACATAGAGACAAAGCCATAGGAGTTGTTTATTATAAAACTAATAATGAGGGTAAGATTGCCTATGCTAACACCCAAATACAAAACGCTGTTAAGAATGGAGAGATGGTTGGACTTCCAGAAGACACAGCGAAAATAGAACAGTTTCCGGGTAAGTCTTCAGAGGACCGGCAGAACTGGATACAGTCAAGAGAGAACCACACATACGCATCTCTAGGAGTACCACGAAATATGATTACTGCCGACGGAACGTCAGAGGTAGGTGGTATTAATGGACACTTAGTGTTTGAGGTAACAGGCGGGGCAGAAGCCAGCGACGAGGAAGCAAGTATCTGGAATCAAATGGCAAGAAGAATTAAATTCAATAGACCTCCAAGTTTGGCACCAAACGCACAGGAAAACCAAGAAAAGAACACAGGACAAACTCAAATACAACCACAGGAGGCAACGCCTAGCGTTAATAGATAATGGTAATTCAAAATCCCTTAAACCTACCTCCCCCTGTCCCAGCAGAAGAAGTCTTTAAACCAAAGAAGACTCCAAAACAAAAGTGTGAGGAGAAGGGTGGGACGTGGGACGAGGCAACACAGACATGTAAAATGCCAACATCAGAGAAACCAACAGGAGTAGTAACTTCTAAAAACACATCCCCAGAGGAATATGAAGCATACAGAATAAGTCAAGGATTTACTCCAACAGATACTTCTAAATTTGGACCATTAAGAGATACAGAGACAGGGAGGCTTAGTGGTTTTGAAAGAGAGGGCAAAGCATTCGTAGGAGCTAACTCAGAACAAACAAGAGATGTTTTAGAGGCTGAGGCAAATAGACAAGAGTTAGTAGTTGGAGGACAAGCAGAAACAGTTTTAGGAAATAGAGAACAACAACAAGCAGGACTAGAAGCAGCCGCAGGAGTAAGCCAGACACCACTAGACCCAACATCCGCTACAGAACAGATTAATCTTAATTATGTAAACGCAGCTTTATCAGCAATACCGGGAATATTGCCGGATTTAGTCTCTGGGGCTTTTTATGGTG